AAAGAAAAAAGGTAAAAAAGCAAAGAAGAAAGATAAGATAGATGAGTTATTTCCAGAAAGGTGGGATAAAAAATGAGTGAATTAGGAATTTTAATTGGCGATATGATAGGTCAAGCCACAAAAGGAACAACTATCATAAAGGCTTCTGTAGTTACTCCACCTCCAAATTTAACTATTGAATTTGATGGGCAGATAATTCCAAGTGAACAGATATATTGTAGTAATTACCTATTACCTCATTACCATAGAGATTACAAAATCGATGGAATTATAGATGAAATTAAAATAGATGTATCTAATTATGACTATAATAATAATACTCAAGATATAATGGGACATAAGATACCAAAATTAACTGGAAATGGGAAATATGAGGGTAGTGGAACATATAAATCTCATAAAGATATTTGGTTTGAAGATACTTTACAAAAAGGTGATGAGGTACTTGTTCTTGTTATGGGTGTACATTATGTAGTAGTGACAAAGATAGTTAAAATGCCAAGTAAAGCAATAGAGGGGGTGTGATGTGGAAAAAGATTTTAATATTTTTCTTGAAAAAGCAGAAACAGAAGCTGAAGAAATGCAGATTTTTAAAGAATATGCAATAGATTTTAAAACTGGAGAATATATAAAAGAAGGTAATGATATAAAAGTTTTAGAAAAAAATGAAGCCTTAAAAGTATGGATATTTAAGGCATTAAAGACTGAAAGATTTAGATATGCTGATGTACACAGTGATAACTATGGAAGTGAGTTAGAAACTAACATTGGTACTATCTATCATAAAACAGTTAAAGATGCTTTAATGATAAATCAAATAAGAGATACATTGCTAGTAAATCCGTATATTTTAGAATGCTATAATTTTGACATTGCTAATGAAGATGAATATATTCCACAGATAACATTTAGCTTAAAAACCATCTATGGTGAGCTAGAAATGGAGGTGTAAAGTGAAAGATAGAATAGAATTAAGAAATAGTTTTCTGGATAATCTTAAGAATCCACTTTCAAAAATGGAAGGTACTTTCAATTTTGATATTGCTGCAACTTTTGGAATTACAGCAGAAGAAGTATATAAAGAATTAGAGTTCTGGGAAAAGCAAACTTTTATTGATACTGCGACAGAAGATGAATATGTTGATAAACATGCCTTAATGTTTGGAGTAAAAAGAAGATTAGGAACTAAGGCAAAAGGTACTGTAAAAGTAACTGGAAAAGCAAACTCTGTTATAGAAGAAAATACAATATTTTTAAACAGAGATGGGATAAAGTACAGATCTTTAAGGAAAGAATATTTAAGTCCAACTGGAATTGCAGAAATAGAAATAGAATGTCTTTCAGAAGGAAAAGTAGGTAATGCTGCAATAGGAGAAATTACAACTTTTGAAATTCAAAATAGTAATATTTATAGCGCTATAAATGAAAAAGAAATTATAAATGGTTATGATAAAGAACCAAATTCAGTATTGGTAGCAAGAGCCAAAGAAAAAGCTACAAGACCTGCACACAGTGGAAATATTTATGATTATGAGCAGTGGGCCAAACAAGTTGATGGAGTTGGGAAAGTGTTAGTAAAGCCTCTTTGGAATGGTAATGGAACTGTAAAGGTATTAGTTGCTAACTATAATAATGATATAGCTGATTCATCTTTAATTCAAAAAGTAAGAGAAAGAATACAGAGAGATGACGGTAGACCTGTTGGAGCTGATGTTACAGTGGATAGTTTTACTGCTAAAGATATAAATGTGAGTATACAAGTTATATTAAAAACTGGCTTTTCCATATCTGATGTAAAAGAAAAAATTGAATCTCTTTTGAAAGCTGTTATAAAAACTGGAAGTGCTACCTTTGAAAAAGGCCGTAAATCTATATTATCTATTAATCGTTTAGAGAAAGCTATTTTAGAAATAGAGGGAATAAATGACAACTTTGTAAAAGTAAACAATTCGAATTCCAATTTAGAAATAGCAGAAGATGAGATATTGATAGTCAGGACAGTGGTTATAGATGAGTGATAGATTAATTGAAAAAGTGTCTAAGATAGCTAGAAACAGTTTACAAAAAGATTTAATTAGAACTTTAGATTTGATGTGTGAATATGTTAAAAATGATATACAAAAATACAAGGAGCTATTATTTATAGCTTTTTTTAATGAACAGCAAGTAGAAAATTATGAAAGATTTATGGAATTAGATTATAAGAATGGATGGAGCTTACAAGATAGAAAAGACAGAATTATCTATACTTTACTATCAAAAAATATCTTTACTCCACAAGTTTTAAAAGAACAAGCAAAGATATTCACAAATGGAGAAATAGAAGTTATTGAAGATTATGGGGACTATTCTTTTGTAATAAAATTTACATCTATTGTTGGAATACCTCAAAACTTAGATAATTTCAAGAACTTCATATATATTAATAAACCAGCTCATTTGAATTTTAGCATTGAATTTAGGTATAACACACATAACCAAGTAGCTTACTTATTACATAATTCTTTAAAATTAAAAAGTTACAAAGAAATTTATGACACTAGATTATATGCAGATAATGATGTAATTGGAAAGTATCATAAACACATAGAAATAAATAATTATAGAAATGATGAATTAAAAACAAAAACACATCAATCTATTTATGATGAAAGGAGATAGAAATGGCTAAATATACAGAATATTTAAGATTAGTAAAACCAGAGGGAAATGAGTATTATAATGTAGAGCAATTCAACCACAATGCTGAGCTAATAGATAAGGAAACTAAAAAATTAAATGATGGATTAACAAAAGTGCAAGAAGGAGCAACAAGAGAAAAAGCAGGAATAGTACAATTTGGAACAGAGGAAGGAAAAGCATTAGAAGGCATGATGTTAGCAAGACTTTCAGGATGTATTGGTTATGGTGGAGATATACAAGAACCAGGAGTAAAAGATATAAATTATATTTACTATGACAGAAATACTAGAAAAATGTATAAGTGTTTAAATCAGAATTCTGATGTATCTGCAAATGTTGCTAATTTTATTCCATTGGATAATAACTCACTTCTTGAGAAATTGGAAAATCTATTTAATTTTAATCTAATTAAAACATCACAAAACAAAGGTTATAAGTTTTATTTAAAAAACTCTTATACAGGGAATTATATTGATGTTTCTGATACTTTTTCTAGCATAGATTTTTGCTTATTATCTCCAGCCAGAGCAGAACTTATAGATGCAGAAGCTAGATTTATTAACTATCAAGGCTTTGTTAATGGAAAGATACTAATTAATGCATATTGGTTAAATGGTAATTCATTAGAAAAAAAGTATAGTGCTACTCCATCTGATACTTTACTGACTGCTAGTTGTGTTGCATTTGTTTATGGAACTTTAAAATAATTAATTAAGCTTTTTTAAAAGCTAGGATTTTAACTATAATGTTGCAAATGCTACACCAACTCTTCCTGGATTAGAATATTGATAACAGTCAAAATATAAATCTAAACAAGTAGTTGAAGTTACTAATATAGAATTTGTTATTTGATTTCCTTGTCCAGTGTAAATTATATAATGTGAATATTTTGAATCATAAAAATTCGAATAAATTTGAAAATCTATACAGAATTTAATAGTCCACTTTAAATGGAATATAACAAAAATAGTATTAAAAATTTGGAAGGAGAAAAAAATGAAAACAATAAATTTTTATAAAAAAGAAAAATTAATCTTTTCTGTTTATGCAGAAAGTTTAGAAGATGTATTAAAATCGCCTACATCATATTTTCAAAGTTATACAAGCGATATGATTATAACTGACATAACTTATCAATACCCAATCTTTAAAGATGATGTGTTGAGAGAGATGACAAAAGAAGAAAAGGTAAGGGCAAATATACCAGTGCAATTAGAAGATGGAGAAATAATAAAAGATAAGAAATTAATAGTAATACCTAAACCTGCTGGAAATCAAAAGTATATGTATTGGGACAAAGAAAAATCATTATGGATATTGGATAATCAAAAGGAGTATGATGATTATTGTGCTTTAATTGACAATCTAAAAGCAGAGGCTTTAGCATATGGGTTTGATTACAAAGTTGATGGAAAAGAACACAGACAGAAATGCAGAGATAAGGATATAACCTTATTAGCTTCAAATGTAACTTTTATGTTAGCAGAAAAGACTGTTTATGGTAAAGAAAAACCGATAACTTGGTATTTTGAAGATAATTTCGGTTTAGAATTAAATTTAGAAAAATCATTAGTATTGGCTAGTTATGGCAAAACATTCACTCAGTCTGTTTATGATACAGAGAACTTTTTTAAAACAAAAGTAAATCCGAAAGAAGTTACAAAAAAAGAATTTGAAGCTAAAAGAAAAGAAATACATTCTAAACTCACTAATAGCTAATTTAAGAATTAAAGGTAGTTTTATATAGCTACCTTTTTTTAATTACTTTAAATAGCAAATTACGAGGTCAGTTTAATAATTTTTATAAAGGAGTTGATAAGTATGTACACTTTATCACAAACCAGTTTGGATAAATTAAAAGGGGTACATCCAAATCTGGTAAATTTTTTAAAAGAGTTAATTTTAATAAGCCCTTGGGATTTTAAGATTACAGCAGGAGTTAGAACAGCAGCAGAGCAAAATTTAGAATATCAAAAAGGTAGAACATTACCTGGAATAAAAGTAACAAAAGTAGATGGCTATAAACAAAAATCTAATCATCAAATTAAATTTGATGGTCTTGGTTATGCTGCAGATATTGGAGTTCTTGTAAGAGAAGAAGTAAAAACAACAGTAATAGAAAATGGTAAAAAAGTAGAAAAGATTGTAGAAAAATTAGTTTATAAAGGAGATTGGAGAGATTTCCACTACTATAAAGACATTTATGATATCGCTAAAAAAGCAGGTCTATTAGAAAAATATGGAATTGAATGGGGTGGAAATTGCTGGAAAACATTTAAGGATGGTCCACATTGGCAAATAAAAGGAGCAGATAAGGTAGCTTTTAAATAATAAATAGTCTGGCCAGACAGTTAATATAAAAGATAGGAGATATTAAATGGAATCATTTGTAGAAAGAATGATTGTAGAGAAAGATGAGCTACAAGATAAAGTAACAAAGTTAGAAAATTTTGTAAATGGAGAAAAGTTTAGAGAATTAAGAGGTTTAGAACAAGTTTATTTAAAAGAGCAATTAAAATTTATGAGAGGCTACTTAAGTGTGTTAAGACAAAGAATTAATTTTTATAACAAATAACAGGAGGAAATAAAGTATGAATTTTAATAATTTTCAAGATTTATGTAAAGAAAAAGTGGTTGAGTATTTTAATGGAAGAGTAGATAAAACAGATAATTTAAAAATAAAAAAAGATGATGTATTTGTTGTTTGGTATTGCAAAACTCTACAAAATGCAAAAGCATTGCTATCTACAATAGTATCAGATGGAATGTACTATGAATTAACTTACAATGGGGATAAGAAAGAATTATATTTGGATGCATATAAGAAATGGGAAAATAAAAAATTTGATGTTGAATAGGAGGTTTTACTTATGAAAGATTTAGTAGTTGGATTAATTTTAAAATTATGGGCATTTTTAACAGGGTTTACTTGGGAACAATGGGGATGGATGCTATTAGCCACTGTAATAGTTGCTTATATGGTTTATAACAGAAAAAAGTATGTGCAAATTTTTGATAATGCAGTAGTGTATGCAGAAACTTCTTTTAATTATGGGGATAATCTTAAAAAGCTAGATGGAGCAGTAACATTTATAATAGAAAGAACAAATAGCCTACCATTTATAGCAAGAGTTATAATCAGAAAATTTTTAAGTAGAAAAAGAATGGTAGATATTATAGAAACAACACTACAAAAGTTTTCTAATGTGTTTGGTACTGGTAGAAAAATAGACATCAAAGGAAATGAGGAAGATGGAGAAAACTAAATTAATCCTGGATCCAATTTCAAATGGGAAAGCAGTTTTAATGCAAGATTATATTTATAGCATTAATGGGTATGATATAAAAGTTTTTAAAGGATTTGTAACGGATGGGGCATCAGTGCCTCATTCTTTACAATGGTTATATAATCCTTATGGTAAATATATTAATGCTGCTGTCGTGCATGACTATTTATATAGTGTTTACAATAACACTGGTATAAATAGAACTCTTGCAGATAAGATATTTAAACATATTATGAAAGAAACGGGGGTTGATAGTAGAACTACAAGAAGATTTTATAATGCTGTTAAGTATTTTGGGGAAACATCCTGGAAACCTAAATTGCAAAATGAGGGATACAAAGATAGAGCTGTTGTAGATAGGACCAAAGAAGCAAGAAAGTATTATAATTATTGGTATAAAGTACTGGGATTGTAGGTGGTATATATGGAAAAAACAATATTAGAATTTGGCATAGTTGGAGCCATTTTATTGTATTTTTTATGGAAAGATAAAAGTACTTTTGAAATGTATAAAAATACTATGCAGAGAATGGCAGATTTACTAGAAGCAATACAGAAAGAGCAGTCAGAATTAAAAAAAGATATGGAGGAGATTAAAAAATTCATAAAGTAATGGGGTAGAATTTTTTTCCTGCCCCTAAAATAAAAAAAGTTCAGTTATAAACTAAACTTAGATTTATGAAAAATGCTCTCTCTTTTTGACATAGCCAACAAGTAGCCAACAAACAATATTTTTATATAATAAAAAATATTTATAACAATAGAAAAAATTGAAAAATATATATTTCTATTGTAAAATATAAAAAGTGAAATGTATAAATATTAAAAATAATTGATATAAATAAAATGAAAACAAGTGAATTACATTCCAGATTTTAAGATAAAAATTAAATAGAATGAGCTGAGCAA